CCTTCAGAAGAATTAGACGAAGGCATAGTTAAAGTAACTAATATCAAATGGGACGCTGAAGATGATGTAAGTGATTTAAGTACAACTATGACAGTTCCTGTTCCAGTTGGATTAGACGATGAAGATACAGAAGAATTTATTTCTGACTATCTAACAAATAAAACTGGCATTACACATGATGGTTTTAGAATTGCAGAAGCACTAGACGAAACCACACAAGAAGTAGAAGAGGCACAACCAGAGACACAAGTTGAACAAGTACAAGAAATTGAAGAAGTAGACGAAGTGGCGGAAAGCATTGCAAAACTTAAGGCAATGGCAGGCGTAGGGTCAAAAGCGAGGAGCAACCACGGCATACACGAAGGCGAAGAAGGATATCAACTTACACCAAGAAGTATAGTGGCAAGACAAATGCGTAAACTACAGGACATTGAACGAAGCTAATTGGCACAATAAAATTATTTAAAAGAGGCACCAATTTTGTGTGCCTTTTTTATTGACATGATAAATAAAAATGCATATACTATGTAAATATAGTATGTGAATAGGCACATACAAGGCTAAACAATAGGCACATTAAGGAGAAAAATAATGGCAACATCTTTGGCAGAAATTAGAGCAAAACTTAAATCTCAAGAATCTCGTAGCGAGAGAACCGGCGGCGGCGATAACGCAATTTACCCACATTGGAATATACCAGAAGGAGCAACGGCAGGTGTTCGTTTCTTACCTGATGGCGATCCTAACAATACATTTTTCTGGGCTGAAAGACTTATGATTCGTTTACCCTTTACAGGTGTAAAGAATGATATGAATAGTAAACCAGTAGTAGTGCAAGTACCATGTGTTGAAATGTGGAACGAAACATGTCCTATACTTACAGAAGTACGTGGTTGGTTTAAAGATTCTTCACTAGAAGATATGGGTAGAAAGTATTGGAAGAAACGTAGTTATATCTTTCAAGGATTTGTTACTGAAAACCCATTACAAGAAGACGCACCAGAAAATCCAATTCGTAGATTTGTAATATCACCAAGTATCTTTAACTTAATCAAAGATGCACTAATGGATCCGGATATTCAAGAAATGCCAACAGATTATAATGCTGGCTTAGATTTCCGTATTACTAAAACTACAAAAGGACAATATGCAGACTATAGCACAAGTAAATGGGCTAGAAAAGAAACTGCACTAAGCGAAGCACAATTGGCAGCTATTGAAACACATGGTTTGAATACATTATCAGATTTCCTTCCTAAAAAACCTACAGAAGTAGAATTGCAGTGCATTAAAGAAATGTTCGAAGCAAGTGTAGATGGACAACCCTATGATAACGAAAGATGGGGACAATATTATCGTCCATATGGTTTAGATGCTCCAGCAGGTTCCTCAACCTCAAGTACGTCAACTGCTCCAGCAACTACAACACCAACACCTGCTCCGGCAACTCCAGTTGTAGATACGGTCGCTCCTGCTCCAGTAGCAACACCACAAGAGATGGGTGCAACACCTACTCCTGCTCCACAAACAGAAACTGTGGCGGCACCTGCGGCTCCGGCAACAGGTGGTGAAAGCAAAAGAGCTGAAGACATTTTAGCAATGATTCGTAACAGACAATCTTAGTAATAAGGAGTGGCAGAAATGCCACTCTTATTTTCATGATACATTATAATAGTGAACTAATATACCCAAAGCTCTGTACAGTATTTGAACTGCCGGCGGGACGTTTTGTCTATCCTATTTTTAAGAATGCTAGTAGTAGTTTATCACAATTGTGTGTAAAAAAGATATTTAATAGTAATATAGATATACACACAAACATCATAGAAGTATATTGGCGAGAAGCAGGTAATAGGTTTTCCAGTGGAGTAAATACATACCTTCAACACAAAAATCAACTTGAGAGTAAAACTCTTGTTAATCTAATAGAATGCGGCGAACTCGTCAACCGACACTTTATGCCACAGTATATGTGGTTATGTCATCTCTATAAACATTATACTGGAAAAATAATTATAAAAGATGTAAATAGTTTAGATATTGTTATACACAAAAATAAAAGTAAAAAATCTGTTAATTTTATTGCGCCTACACACTGGATAGATTTGGATAATCTTATATATGACAACTTTATAAACAAACCTACTGTTTTAGAAGAGATAAATTCATATATACAAAGTAAAAGTCGAGTATTATATAATAAATGTATTGCCCAAGAATAAAACATTATGCTAGATTGAATAGCAGTGGCAAAATAGGTTGTTGTGGTCATATGGTAAATGCACAACAGTTTCCTACATATGAAGAAATGATCAATAGTGATTGGATAAAACACTTACAATCTCAAATGAAAAAACAAGAATGGCCAAAAGAATGCATCCGTTGTGAACAGACAGAAAAATTAAATAATACAAGTATTAGATTAAACAGTATAGAACGTGATAAAATTCTTAGTAAGTTTGACAAAGATTATATACAACTAGGAGGCACTTTAGACAACTATTGTAATAGTGCTTGTATCACTTGCAATCCTAATTTAAGCACTAGAATAGGAAATCTTAAAAAAACTCTAGTTGTTAAAGATAATTATAAACTATACCAAACACTGCCTTTAGAACATATAGTTGAATTAGATATAAACGGAGGAGAACCAAGTATTAGCGACAACTATAACAATCTATTAGATAATTTGCCTGTTAATGTTAAAATTATACGTATAAACACAAACGCAAATGTGAAAATTAAACAGTTAAAATCATTACTAGATAAAGGCATCACTGTAATTATTACAGTAAGTTTCGATGGAATCAATAAAGTTCATGAATATATAAGGTATCCTATTAAATGGAAAACTTTTGAAAATAACCTTATGTATTACAAAGATACTAGCCAAGAGTATAAAAATATGAAATTAGATACTTGGACTACAGTAAGTTGTTTAAACATAGGCGAGTTAAGCCAAATACAAACATATTGTAAAACACACAACATTAGACACGAGTTTGCTTTTTTAAATACACCAAAACCATTGAATGTAAAATATAAAAACTGGTTCACAAAAGATATAAATCTACAAGGTGTAGCAGTTGAACAAGATAATACTAAAGAATTAATAGCATTTTTAGCACTAGAAGAAGCAGCTAGACCCGGAATTGAGAGGTTTTGGATATGAAAATAGCAATAACTGGACATACAGAAGGAATAGGTAAATGTTTTAGCGAATTGCTAACAGATGAAGGACATGAGATTGTTGGACTTAGTCGTAGAACAGGACATAATATTCGTAGTTTGCAAAAAGTAGTAGGTCCTATTGTTGAATGCGATTGGTTTATAAACAATGCACAAGTAGGATTTGCACAAACAGAATTATTGTATAAAGTATGGCATCAGTGGCATGATCAACCTAAAACAATATGGCTGATCGGAAGCATAATGAGTACCAATTACAAAACGGACTTTACAATGCAGGAATATAAACTACAAAAGCAAACACTTGATCAAGCATATTATAATCTAAAGAATACTAGAAGTAAATGTAAACTAACATTAATTAGACCTGGAACAGTTGCTACACAGCCTTTTAATACTGCAGGAGTTGATAGTGCTCCTGTCAAAACTTGGTGCAGAGCAGTAATTGATATATGGAATAAATGTCAACAAGATAATTTAAATTTACAGGAGATCAGTATTGGTCATGGATCCTAAACGTGCAATAAATGGAACATTTTGTCCTATTCCTTGGACTGGATTTATAATGAATCCAAATGGCGAAGTCAAAAATTGTGTATTAAGCGAACAAACATTAGGATACATAAACGACACCGACATACAAGATATATTGCACGGCGATATAAACACTGAAATAAAAAAATGTATGAAAAATGACCAACAACATAGCGGTTGTAACAATTGTTATAAATTGGAGCAAGGAACAACTGGAATAAAAAATGTTCGCAGCGACAGGTATTACTATCTTAAAGCACTAAGTAGTATTCCTTATAGTTCTTATAACACAATGAGCACTACGTTAGGTACTGTAGATATGCGGTGGCGTAACACTTGTAACCTTGCATGTGTTTATTGTGGTCCTGACCTTAGTAGCACCTGGGCTAAAGAATTAAATAAAGAAATTTCAGTAGATGAACAACAACTATTTAAAACAAAACAATATATATTAGATAATGCGCCAAATTTAAAAAATGTTTATCTAGCAGGCGGTGAACCATTGCTTATGAAAGAGAATAGTGAACTTTTAGACAGACTTGATCCAAGTTGCACAATACGCATCAACACCAATTTAAGCAATATTAAAGGGCCAGTATTTGAACGTGCTACTAAGTTTAAAAATGTACACTGGACAGTGAGTGTTGAAACAATGGGTGCCGAATTTGAATATATACGATATGGTGCTGATTGGAAAACATTTTTAGAAAATCTTAATGTAGTAAAACAACTAGATCATAAGATAAGTTTTAATATGTTGTGGTTCATACTGAATCCCTACAGTATATTCGACACAGTTGATTATTTTATGAATTTAGGATATGTAGAAAATGCATTTATAATTGGTCCTATTACAGGTCCTAGGGATTTTAATATACT